AAAAGTAGCAGGTGAGGGAGAACCAACGGCTTATTATTCTCTTGAAATGGGAAAATCAGAGTTAGCTGCACGAGCTATTAGTGGGAAGGCTGGTATCTCCTCAAGCGTGATTGTTAATTGCAAACTTGAGAACTTTCAGTTACAGCAGTTCGATAAGGCTGTTGGAGAAACAAAAGGATTGCCGATTTATATCGATGAAAGAGCAACTGTTTCGTTTGATAATACTGTAAGGTCTATCAGGACACTTGTAAGAACAAAGGGTATAAAATTAGCCGTGATAGACTATCTGCAAATTTATTCACAAGTCGGAGACAACGTAGAATCAAGTTTAGCATATATGGCACGTGCAGCAAAGAATATTGCAAAGGAGTGTAAAATTGCTGTAATTCTCTTATCTCAGTTGTCAAGAGGAAAGGAACACCCAGATATTAAGCAACTTCGTGGTTCAGGACAGATTGAGGAAAGTGCCGATAATATTGTTTTGATTGACAGACCAGAGGCGTACCCAAATAGCAATATCAGATATGAAGGAGATTTCAGCGACCAAGACACTCATGGTACTGCAAAATTGATACTTGCAAAGGGGCGCGGTGTTGGTGTTGGAACTTCACTTGTTGGTTTTGACGGTAGGTTTACTCAATTCTATGAATTAGATGATAAGCCAAATGTTGAGGACTATACTCCGTTTTAATCATCTTCGATATGATGTAAATCTAAGAATTTTGTTTTATATGTATTGTGCAAGATTATAAAAGTTAAATATTATGTAACTACTTGATTTTTAGATAGTTATATTTGGTCAATTCAAATAAAATTACTACCTTTGCATTATCAAAATAATAATAACAATTAAAACAAAAGAGCAATGAAAAAGTCAGAATTTATCTCAAGCTTCGGAGATTTATTAACAATCTCAGAAAACAAATTATCTGTTACTAATAAGTTTGGCGATACATATACAGGTTATCTTGATGAGAATGGTAAGCCAGTAGCTAAATCAGCAAAAGGGCTTGGTTATATATCAAGAGCATATAATGAATTTACAAGAAAATAAACCACAAGAGCAATAAAACAACGACGACAGTCCCTTATGCTAATTAATATAATGGGCTGGCGACTAAAATAAAAGAGCAATGAAGTCAATTAGAAATTACGTTATTGGGAGTATGTTTTTATCTCCATTTTTCATTTGTTTAGTGAGTGATAGTTTACCTCTGATAGTAGCTGGGTGTGTTTACCTTGCTTTACTTCTTAGGTTTACTCCAAAGAAATGGAAAATACGTTTCTTTATAGCAAGTGTAAGATTGTCAAAAATGTTAGGATAAGGAGATACTATGAGTTATAATAATGGTAACTATCCGCTAATGTCTCAGAGCCAATGGAATTCAGCTCCTTGGAATGAAAAAGAGCAATCTGTAATAACAAGGGATTGCGAGATAACTGAGACGGTCACAAGAAAAGTGACACTTGCAACAACCGATTATAGCGCAGATTCGGATTATGATGATGAACTTGGAGCATGTAGCTCGGTTGACACCACAGAAACTGATTGGGTTGCAGAATATGAAGAACAAGAATATTCTATAATAGAATTGTTATCCAAGTTAAAAGAGTATGTTTCTGACGACTTAAGGAATACAAATCATAGTCCCAGACAGCAAAAGGAATTACAGAAATTGTTATTAGTTTGTGATAGTTGGAAGCAAGAAGATGTATGTGTAGAAGAAGTCTAAAAAATGGAGCAATGAAATACAATCAGAGAAACGAAGAAGCTTACCAATCAGTTTATAAGCCGTTATTTGATAAACTGAATAGCGGTAAACTCCTCCCAAACATTCCTGCAATCAAGTATAAAATACGAGAATTGAATAACCGTATTGATTCTCTTTGTACTGGAGTCTATTTTGCAAAAGACCTTGATGACGTGAAAAAAGTAGAAGATAGATACTATGCTTTAATGGGCCAGATGCGAGCATTATAGGATATTTTGAAATATGTCAAAAATAGAATTAAGGAAATATAATTTGCAAACAACTAAATTGTAAGATTATGTCAGAATATGCAACAAGAAAGATAGACGGCAAGGAATTTAAGATTGGTACTTGCGAGGATATGTTCAAATGCCGTTATGATCAGTTAGGCGAAATTACTTATCCATATATGTCTGATAACCTTTATTGGAGAATACCTACTCCAGACGAAGATGGAATCTTGCCAGGTGATTACAACTATTCGCTTTTGCAAGAGGATGGTCATATTCCTTGGAAATTAATGATTGATACAAGCAAGTTTGGCGATGACGATATTGCAAGCCTGCAGCAGACAGGCACAATCCAACTGAAAGAACCGAGGATGGGGTTGCTCGTAAATATTCGTTGCCCCCATGGTTTTCCAATGGAGCAATTCAAAATCAACAAGGAGAGCACTATTATCTCAATGGGGTACAATGGGCACCGAGATACACTATATCTGAAAGGATTGAAGAATGAGCCAAGCGAACTTAAAGTGCTTGTTGAATGTTCCGTCTGCGGGTGTATGTGGTCTTTCACTTTCAATGAAATAGAACCGATGATTGAAAGTATTTGGATGCGTCTACGCCTGCTCCATCAGATTTCAGATTACCACTATCAGCGAAGCATAGAAAAAGTCGAATTTTCTGTAAAAGTAAATATCGGAAAGGATAGTTGTGCCACTATCTGTTCTATCGGCAAAGACAGATACTTGGTAAAGAAAGATGAGTATGCAAAAGCCGACGCTCCTTGGCATATAGCTTTAGTTGAATTCGTTAAGCTTTTGCCAAGAACGTCAGATTTCGATATTGATGATACTGATGCAAGAATGTCAAAGTTATACAATATTGCAGCACAGGCAGAAGAAATGAGAAGAAACCTCAATAACATTTAAGATAAGAGCAATGGAAGAATTTGAAGTATTGGTGACTGAAACCTTACAGAGAAAGGTTAAGGTAAAAGCATCTAATGAAACAGAAGCTAAAATAAAAGTGTTTGATATGTACGATAATGAAGAGATCGTATTAGGAGATAATGATTTTGGGGGCTATTCAATCGAAGTGGTATGAAAGTAATAGTAGAACGAACAAGTAATTGGGGGTGTGAAGAAAAACCAATTGATGAAGCTGTGCTTGTAAAAAGAACATTGCATTATCAGGACAGAAGAAATGTGTCTTCTATGGAAGAGGCTAAGACTAAGTTTTGGTATAATGAGTTTATATCTTCAGGAACTAATCATAGGGAGGAAAATGGATATATAGTTAGAGATTGTGAAAGAGAGGAAAGCTTTTGGGAAGTAGAAATTGAAAGTCTTAACGATATTATCGGTATATTCAAAAAGTATGGCGACATTATCATTATGGAAAGTACTTATTCTGAATACGACTTCAAAATAGAAATTTACGATACATACAGAGAATAGTTATGAAAGCAACTGACAATTTTAAGCGTACTATTCAAGAATACTTGGATGTACGTGCTAAGACTGACGAGTTATTTGCAAAGTCATACGCAAAGCCAAACAAAAGTATTGATGAATGTATCACATACATTCTTAACGAAGTTCAGCGCAGTGGTTGTAATGGTTTTGAGGATAATGAAATCTACGGAATGGCTGTTCACTACTATGATGAAGATAACTTAGATGCTGGTAAGAAGATTAACTGCAAAGTTGTCGTTAACCACGTCGTAGAACTCACTGAAAAGGAGAAGCAAGAGCTGAAAGACAAGGCTCGTAATGACTTCTACACTGAACAGCTTGCCAAGCAACGTGAGAGTTTGAAGCCTAAGAAGAGAGCTGAACAAAAAGTTGTAGAACAATCACTTTTTTGACCTATGAAGCCAAGAAATAAGATACAAAGGGAGGTTGTGGCATTAAGTGCCACACTCCGCCCTATCTCTGACGAACAAAAGATGTGGGGCATAACACATTCCTACACAGGGGAAGAGATAAGTCAGCAAAAGAAACTGTACCGATACTTTGTAATATCTTCACGTCTTAAAGATTGGCAGATATGTCGTTTTTTTCAGATAAGAAAAGTCAAGCAGAATTTTCATATAATTGAGCCGGTAAGACTTTGGTTTAACGAAAAAGGACACATGGAGGTAGAAGCAATGAGTAGGTGTTGGTGTAGTAGTTATGTTGACTCATGGAATACCAATAGCGAATTGTCTTTAAAAGATTGCCTTGCCTCGCATAAAGATTATACCCAAATACTTCCAATAGCTGCATCGAAAGTCACGTCAATGCTCCCTGTCCTAAAGCGCAACGGATTAAAAGGAAGTTTCCATAATATGCAACCTCGTGACGTTATAGAAGGTCTGTTAAAGAACAACATCTTTGAAACTCTTTGGAAATGCAAACAGTTTTCTCTTTTACAAGCTTTTGCTCACGAATGGAACAGAGATTATAATGATGCTTCTAAGATGGCTGCTGTAAAGATAGTTTTACGGCATAATTATCACATCAAAGATGGTCATATGTGGGTTGATATGGTAAATATGCTTGAAAGAGCTCACAAAGATTTTAGAAATCCTAAATTTGTTTGCCCTATTAGTTTGAAAGCAGGTCATAATAAAGCAATGGACCTATGCAATAGGTACGAAGAAAAGCAAAGGAAAATAAAAGAGCGAAAGGAACTACTCGAAGATCAGAAAGCTGTAAAAGCGTACGAAGTTGCACGTAAATGCTTTATTGGTATGGTAATTTCTGACGGCAAAGTTGTTATACAAGTTTTGCCAACGGTCAAAGATGTAGAACAAGAAGGCAAGGCTATGCATCATTGCGTATTTACCAATAAGTATTACAAACGATTAGATAGCTTACTATTAACTGCAAAGGTTAATGATGAGCGAGTAGAAACTATTGAGGTAGATTTGAAACGCTATCAATTAGTGCAATCTCGTGGCGTATGTAATCAGAACAGTAAGTATCATAATGAAATAGTGAGTCTTGTAAATAAAAACATGAACATAATTAGGAAATTTAATAAAGCAGTATAATATGGACAAAGAAAAAGAACTTGAACTAAAAGTAAAGATGTTCTGTGAAGTAATTCGCTCGACAGTTTATGAGGAAGCTTATGATAGAGTCAGAAGTGTTGCAGAATCGGTAAATATAGCCTTTGATATTCTAAAACAGCGCACTGATAATTGTTAAAATATAGTTAAATAACAAGATTTTT